TGAATGTCGTACACCTGTCCGCCGTAGCTCAGACGGTCGGCAGGAGTCAGGCTTCCCGTGAGGCTACTGTGACGCATCCTGACGCGCACGGTAGACTCGGCATACTCTGCGCCACCGTCCAGCCGCTCAATGCCGCTCAGCGGCTCTATAGACGCTCTCACAGTGCCTAGGTCGGTCCACGGCTCGATGTGCTGCCCCGCCGCATCCCGGGTGCTAGTCTTGCGCTGAAGAGTCACCCTGTGGCGCAGCTTGCCTGCTCTCATCCGAAACGGTTCCGCTTGTACTGTTGAAGCAACCGCTCAGGGCCGTATGGGATTTCCGTCAACTTGAGTGGTGCCGATGCCTCGGCGTTTTCGTAGTAATGAGACACCAGGCTGAGTATTGCCCGCCTCAGCGATTCAGGCGCAGCGGTCTCGCCCACCGTAAAGGTGACCGTGATCGGGTTGTACACGGAGTCAACAGAGGGCCAGCTTTGCCCGCTCAGCGGGCGTATGCGACCCCCAACCAGATCAACCTCATACACCGTATCGGAAACCGTTTGCGTACCGGACGACTCATAAGTGATGGAATCGACCGACCTCACCGGATGCAACGGCAAATCAATTTCATAGCCAAACGCATCCAGGTACAGCGCATATTGTTGCGTGGCTGCCATAATGTGGAATTCGTCCTCCACAAGCGACAGAACCTCATCAAGAATTGACAGCAGAAGACCATCGTCTTCGGTGTGATCAATGCGACTGTTTGCCTTAATTTCGGCCAGCGTCACAGGTTGGGACTGGCGCACACCAACGCGCTTCAGCCTGTCCCAGTTCACCGGGTTTCTCTTTTCTCTGCGGTGGCTTTCTTGCGCTCCGTTTTGACAGGAACGGCAGAGCCCTGCTCAATCAGCATTTTTCCTTCTGCCGCAGAGCATTCGTACTCCTCGCCGGGTTTTACATCCACGCCGGGGCCAATAAGCCCGCATAGCATCTTGACTTTCATAACCAGCTCCAGAAAAAGAAAAGGCGCCCCGAAGGGCGCCAGTCTAGTTAAGCGTGAGTGATGCGCTTAACAGCTGCAGTGTCGACCAGTTCACCATCGAAGCGGTTGAAGGCAATAAAGCCAACCTGGCGGAACTCAGCGTAACGCTCAGCCAGACGCATCAGCGTGAAGTCACGGACGCGGCGAACGACATACTTGTTCATGTCGCCAAACAGCACCGAACGGTTACCCGTGCCGATGTCCGCCATGGCCTGATTCACCACATACGGGCGACCCAAGATAGTGCTGGGCTCACCGGAACGGACATTGGCTTCCTGCCAGATGTAGTTACCGTCGCCGTCCTTCAGCTTGCGGATGTAGCCCAGCGTGCTGTCATTGAACATGAAAGCGCAAGACGGGTTCTGCCGATACGCAGGATCAACGCTATGCATCAGGTCAATCACGTTATCGAACGTCAGGGCCGATGCAGCAGCAGAGGTCCCAGCACTCGCCGCGGTGGCAATGCCGTTGGGCTGGTTCGTGCCCGTACCCGTGGTCAGTGCTGCGTTTGCAGAGCGACCAATACGCTCGCCAAACAGCTCCGCCAACAGTTGGTTCATGTCAAAGGCGCTGTCTTGCAACAGTTCCAAAGAGACCCGGACCAGGCTGCTGTCGAAGGTGTAGGCGTTCAGCACACGCTGCCCGAATGTTACATCTTCCTCGGTAGTTTCGGCGTTCTCTGCGCGCTGGGTGCCGGTGTTGCTGGTGTCGTCAACGGTCGGCCAGGGCAGTTGATTACCCGTAGCGGTATTGATAACACGCGTCACGCCGGGGTTCAGCATCGGACCCCATGCTTGCATGGCCTTCATAATCTCGGCCTGGAAGCCTTCAGGGACGGTGTAGCCACCAGCAGCATCAGTGCCAACCGACTGAGCGCGAACCTCAGCAGGAACGTCCATAGACTGCTTCAGGACAGAACGCAGCTCGGCATCGAGAGACATCGGACCAAACTGCATTGCACGGGTAAAGACCTCCTCTTCAGAGGGCTTTTTGCCGCGATCTTCACCTTCAGGCTCGCCAACAGGTCCGCCCTTCAGGTGGTCCTCGGCGCCAGGGCGCTGAGTGCCGTCAACCAGCTCACCGCTGGCTGCATGGCGCTTTTCGGCATCATCCAGCTTGGCACGACGCTGGATTTCAGATTCCAGCTTGTCGAAATCTGCCATAGCGGCGTCATACTTCGATTCCAGCTCTCGGGCTTCACCTTCGTCGGTTTTCTCCGTGATCTGGTCCAGATAACCACGCGCAGCATTGACAATCTCACTCTGCCGCTCGCGCATTTCCTTGATGGTCTTCATATTTGTTTCCTCGCCATATTTCAGGCATAAAAAAAGGGCCGAAGCCCTGTCGATTAAAGGTTGGCCGAGCGGCTACAACCCGCGAGCCTGCAGACGCTTCTGCATCAGCTCTTTGCGCTTCGCCACCACGCTGGGCGGAACAAAGCGCATCTCCCTCCATGCCTGAACCGAGCGTTTGGCTACGTCCGTGTCAGGGTAGGCCGGGAAAGTCACAATACTGGCCTCGATCAGATTGACATCCGTGAGGGTTCTAATAATGGTGCCGTCTTCGTCTTCACTGAAAACCTGTCCACCTTCGCGCACCGAGAAGCCAAATGACATTTGGTCTACATCGCCGCGCTCGACACTCTTGCGAATGTCATTACCTGCGGTGGTGTCGGGCAAGTCAATTTCCACCTCAAGCCCAATATCATCCTCGCGAACCCTGAGCGTACCGTTGGCGGTGCGGGCAATCGCAATTCCCTGGTGGTCAATCAAGGCCCGAATGTCTTGCTTGAGAGAGGATTTGAATGCACCCGGTTGGATGATTTCGACAAAGCCCCCAAGGTCCAGGCTGCGCTTGTTGAACACCGCCGCATGGCCTACCAGCTTCCCTGCGCTGTCTGCACGCAGCTCAGCGCCGCCTCTAATCTCCATCGTCATTGGTTTCACCTATCGCGTTGAGCGTCATCATGTTCTGTTGCAGGTGGATATTTTCCCCGCCTTCCATATCGACCAGGTTTTCGCGTTGGCGAACCTCGTTCGGCGTATAGATCGCGTTCTGTATACCCTTCGCATACCCCTCCATTCGGGTACGAAAATCACCGCGCAGCAGTCCGTCCATCTCAAACTCGGCATAGCGGCTGCTATTCGCCTCCCTGAAAAGCTTGAGGTTCATTTCCTGCTCTATCTGAGTCACCCAATGCGTCAGGGTGTGCTTCACAAAGTTCAGGTCTTGCTGTTCCGTGTTGGAGTAGGTTCCGTGCGTAAGGTCTTGAAGGAAAACGGGCGGCAGGTTGTATACCCTCGCAATTTCCTCCAATTGAAAGCGCCGCGCATCCAGTAATTGCCCCTGCTCCGGGTTGTAGCCCAGACTGTTGAGCTTGTGGCCGTCAGGCATTGCCAGGACGTTCTGCTTGCTGGTGGAAGCGCGGCGGATAGCGGCACTAATGTCATCCATCGCCCGCTGTATCGCCCCTGCCGACTGGAATGGCCCCTCAAGCGAAAGCGGAGGGACTCCACCGTTCTGGAAGAACCGATTTGCGTAATCCTGCAGCACAATGGCAAGGCCGAGCGCATCTCTCAGCCGCCCAACCGGGTCAACATGGCTTACCTGATCACATTCCAGCATAAACACCAAATCAATAACTTGGCTCGATTCATAGGTGACATAGGTGTTATCGGTCTGCTGAAACCGATAAACCGTGCGCATCCCCTCTTTGAACACCTCCACCCTTGATGGGTCCATCGGCCAAAGAGCGCTAATCTTGCCGTTTGCTGCTCGCTCGATGTAGGTATATGACCTGCCCCTGATGAGCGCCTGGATCAGTATGTACTTCCGCCACCGAAAACTGGTCCATTCTGGATTGGGGCTGTCATGCAGAAGGCGCGTCAAAGGGTCATTGGCGGCCCTTTCGCGCCCCCCCTCGGTACGCCGATATACATGCAGCGGTAGCGATGCAATCGTGTTGCCGATAAAGTTCACCGCCGCCCACACCCCGGGGACCGAAAGCGCTTTCTCCGCAGTCACATTGATTCCTGCCGCGCTGGTCGTGTCCCACCCCAGTTGCGCCATGATGTTTGAAGCACTGAGGGGGACGCCAGGATTCTCTATGGTCGGCAGGTTGCGCTGTTCTCTACGACTAAATGGCCACATTAAGAAATCCTGTATTCTTCATCTTCCCAGGGCGAAACGGCCACCGGCTCATCGGTCATTGCGCGGTTCATTGCCATCAGTAGCGCCACAATGCCATCAATTTTGTTCTCGTCTATTTCCTTAACCGGCCTCATCCTGTTGTCCATCCCCCCAGACTTCGCAACAACGTTTGAGGCCATCCAGTTGAAAACACTGTTGTTAGGATGGTGAAACCTGCCGCTAGCTATGGCGGCTTCCAGTTCAAGCATCGGAGTGGTCATATGGTCGTAAGTGGTTCTAACCATTGTGGTCTCAATGCCATGCTCTTCGCGTAGCGCCTGAGCCATCTGAGCGCCCTGCCAGATATCAAAGCCCGCCTCCACAAGTTGGTGTTTGTGTGGAATGGCCACTACATCATTCTGGATAGCCCTGAAATCAACCTCTTCGCCGTCATGGAGAGTGATGTAGCCCTCTTTTTCCCAACCCCGATAACGGTCGGCGTTTTTGCTTTTCTCTAGCGCCCCGTCAGGCAGATAGAACTGGGGAAACGCAAAATAGTGGGTCTTGTCCTCAATGGTCCGCGTGAAAAGCAGAACCGATGCAAGCACATCGAGCCTTACGGCCAAGTCAATGCCGAGAAAGCACCGTTCTCCCTCAAAGCCATCAAGGCTCAAAGACGAGTCGGCTGAGCTGGCCCACTGGTCCAGAGGAAGCCATATTGCTTTGGCGCCGCACCAGATATCAAAGTGCTTGGTCCGCACTGTGTTTTGCTTTGAAGGCGTGCGTATCGCCGCTTGTATCTGGGACTCTAGATAGTCCTCTGAGACAGAAACACCCAGGTTGGGGTTCGCCTTACGCCAGTTATTGCGGTCTTTCCAATCGTCGTCTTCATCTAGGGTGTAGATCACCCCAAAAAGACGGTCGTTGTCGTAAACACCGTCCAGCGTTTTCTGCACCTCGACCCGCTTCTCAAAGCAGGGGCCGGAGATATCAACGCCCGCCGTGGTGATAATCAGCATCAAGGGCTGCTCACGCCCGCCCATGCCGGTTTTCATTGTGTCGTATAGATTCGGCTTGGCGTGCTCGTGGAACTCGTCAACAATCGCCAGAGAGGGGCTCGCGCCATCCCCAGGATCGCCAATCAGCGGCTCAAACCGGCTAAAGTCCTCTAGCCTTAAAAGGTTTGAGGCATTCACCTCTAAATCGTAGTGTTCCAATAATTCGGGGGTTCGCTTGGCCATCAGCCTGGCCGGGCGGAAAACCTCCCAAGCCTGCTTCTCGGTAGAGGCCCCCGAATAGACCTCAGCGCCAAACTCACCATCTTCCAGTAGGCAATACAGGCCAATACCTGCAGCCAGGACCGATTTCCCGTTCTTCCTGCAAACCTCGATGTACGCCTCAAGGAAGCGGCGCACACCATCGCTCTTGCGAACCCAGCCGAAGATGCACCCAACAATCCAGAGCTGCCAAGGCTCCAAAGTAATCAGTTCACGCCTGCCGGCCCACTTGCCTTTGACATGAGGCAGCAACTCAATAAACCGGATTGCCTTGATGGCCCGGTCAGCGTCAAAATCGTAGGGGAAATCCTCCCTTTCCAAATCCTCTAGATGACGGCGACACGCCTCTCTAACCCAATGGCACGAGGGCTCGCTTCCAGCGCAAACCCGCTCCGCGTAGTCATTTATTGAGCGCAGCGAATGAGTTTTCATTTTTTTCTTGAGGGATCGACAGCTTCGCCCTATCAGCCGGGCTCATGCCAAACTGGCCCAGCATCTTATTGAGCAATGCCAATCGGCTGGTAGGGAAGCCCGCAAAGTCGGCCTCCATCTCCGCTGTCAGTCGGGCAGCTATGGCAACATTTCCTCGGTCTGCTTTCGTCAGAACGCCAAGCGGGGCCTCGTCAACAATGGACTGCCAGGCCCGCAGTTCCATCTCACTCAACCCGTCAGGCGGCGCACCAATAGGGTCTCTCACAACGGGCTCGCCCTCTCGCCTCCGTGCAGGGTCTTTCTTGAATGCGCCACGAGCATCCAGCAGCGCTGTGGGAGTTCTGGGCCTCGCCATTCCGTTTTCCTATTTTGCGGAGATAAAAATTGTTC